GCCCACGGTGACGGCGGTTTTGAGGTAGGTTTCCCAGCCTTTCATGGCCTTGTAGACGTACCATTGCAGGTCGAGAATCTGGTTGGTCCGTTGGCGGTTGCTCTTGGTGACGATGGCCCAGGTGACTTCCCACCGCCAGGCCGAGGAATCGGCGTCCGGTTGCGGCTTGCTGTCGGTCACGAGGATTTCCACCCAGGGGGCAAATCCGTGCATCCGGTTCAGCGTGTCCGCGTTGCCGATGCTCGTGCCGCTGGGCTTAATGCGGAACCTCGCCGGGACCGCCGCCACAAAATTGGCGTCGGCCTCCAGCAAGGCCCATAGGGCATCGCGCACCAGCACCAGGGGAGTGCTCATAGGTCGATCACCAAGTCCTTGCTGGCAATCTCGGCCAGCATCTTCATGACCCGCGCCTCTTGTGGGGCGAGTTGGTTCGTGTCGTTCTGCTTGCCCACGTCCGAGAGTCCCCAGCGTTCGTACATGAGGACTGTGGCCAGGTGGCCGCTGATGAACTGGATGAGCGTGGGCGTCGTTGCCAGGGGTATCTTGAAGCTGGCCGTGCTCTTGGCCTTGAGCACGGCGTCAATCAGCGCGTCGGCGTAGGCGATGAAGTAGCCGCAGTTGGTGGTGATGTCGCCCGCGTCCTCATCGCCGTTGGGCGCGGCCCACAGGTTGATGTTGTTGGCCCCGTAGAGCTGGTTCATAATCTCTTGGCTGCTGTAGGCCATGCTTCACCCCGTGGGATAGGTAACTACCGGCCGGTCGCTGGAATCGCTCAAACGCGAGCGCGCCACCCGGCCCCGCCCGGCAATCCGCTGGTGCCGCACGGGGGCGTCCGCGCAGGCCGCTTGCAAGAGGGCCTCGTCCGCCGCCGCTTTGAGCGTCCCCAGCCCCTCGAAGCCGCGGTCGATGGCCAGTTGCAGTTTCGCGCAGGCCAGGAAGTAGCGGTACAACTCCGGGCTGAGGTCCACGGGGTCGGTCACGCGGCACTTCACGCCCGTGTAGGCGGAAGCTACCGGGCCGTCCATCGTCAGGCTCGTGGCGCCCGTGACCGTCTTCACGATCCGCTGCTCCTTGTAGGGGTAGCGCCCGCTGAGCCCGGTGGGCGCGTTAGTGGCGCTCGTCCCCAGCCAGATCACGCTGCCCTCCATTGAGGAATCCCAGCTTGTGCTCACGCCGGTGAGCGTGGAGCCGAGAGCGGAAATGGAAGCCGTGCCCGCGTAGTGCGCTGCGTCCTCGCCGCTGATCCGCAGGTCGCGGGGGCGGCGCTTGTAGGGCAGGGTGTATTCGCGGTCGCTGTCGGCCGCCGGGTAAGTGTGCAGGGCCATTGTGCCGTACATGCCTTCCGCCGGGCCAATGCTGTAGAACTTGGGGTCGCCGGTCTGAAAATCGTACTCGTAGAGTTGCTGCAACTCTTCCAGCGGGCGGTAGGTGCCCAAGCGGTGCAACGAGGGTTCCAGCGGTTGCCACAGACCCAGGAAGTCGTTGGGCAGAGGCACCCACTTCTGGCAGATCGTGACCGCTTCGCCGGCCGCGTAGTCCACTTGCGGACAGGCGGTGGTGAGCGTGCAAATCCTGCTGCTCTTGATGTCCTCGATCTCGCAGGCGATGTCGTCGATCATCACCGTGGCGTCGTACATCCAGGCCGTGTCGAGCACGGCCTCGGCCACGGTAAGCTGCCGCTCGTAACTCCCGTCCGCAAGGTCGAAGGCGGCGGTCGTCTCCACGGCGGCGTTGAGCTTCAGCGTGCGCGAGGCCCGCAGCCACAACCAGTCCCGCGCCGTGGCGATGCGGTCGTACTGGTCCAGCACCGTTTCCCGCAACTGCTCGGCGTTGGCGCTGGTCCCCTTGCCATAGGCGTTGGCGAAGTTGTCCAGGGTGCGGAGCACGTCGTAGTAGGTGTAGAGTTTGGGAAGCATGGCGTTTCCTCAGTCCAGTCCGTTGCCGTCGTAGCGTGTGGCCAGGTCTTCGCGGAGGTGCTTCTTTTCGTTGTCCGGCATACGCCCGCCGAAAACCTCGCGGTTCACGCGCTGCACGTCCTTCTCCACCAGGGCCGGGTCAACGTGGTAAGGCACTTCGTCGGGGGAGGGCTTGTCCACGATATACGCCTTGTGGTTGACGAGGCCCTCGCAATCCAGGTTGCGGTTCTTGCACTTGGCTATGACTTCGTTTGTGTCCGCCACCCAGCCGAACGGGTGAAAGGGCTGTCGGTGGGGCACGAGGTCGGGAACAAACTTCTTGCCGGCCGTGGACACTCCCGCCGCGCGGGCCTTGCGGAGAGCAATCCGCCGCGAGCGTTCGTCCTTGCCAAAACCGTCGTCGCTGCCGAAGTTTCGCATGAAGGACACGTCGCCACCGATGACGGTAGGAACACCGTTAAAGGGCTTTGAGTGGTCCTTGCGTTTGGCGTGCATTGGCTTGCCGCAACGGGGGCAGGGCACCTCAGCGTCATCTCGGTCGCGGACAACTCCGATGGTCCTTGCTCCATGCTGGCATTCGTAGGTCACGCAGGGCATGGTCAGACTCCTTGCATCATGGGTAAGGGGGGCGGTGCGCCGGGCCGCTTTAATTGCGGCGGCTGCGGCGGCGGGGGCAGGTCGGGCAAAAGGGCGTCGTCCAGCGGCTCCTCCACGGCCTCGCCGTACATTCGCTGCAAAGCGCGGTAGGGGCCGAAGTTCCCTGTGGTCACGCCGTACTGGAAGTTCTGCTGGATGAACAATCGCATGGCCTCGCCCACGACCTGCAACTTGCCCTGGCGGTTCCGCGGCCTGCCCGTGCCGGCCTTGACCGTGTAGGAAATCTGGCTGGCGGCCACGGCCGGGTCGGTCGTGTGAACGTACTGAATCCAGGCGTCCACCAGGGGGCCGATCACGGGCTGGCCGGCCGTCGTGTCGTCCACCTTGAAACCGCGGGTCACGGGGTCGATGAGCGTGCCGTCGTTGTAGATCAAGGCGATGGTTGCCGGGTCGAGTTGCCGCGTCATGCAGCCTTCCAGGGCCGCCACCTCGGACATGAAGCTTTCCACGCAGCCGGCGAAGTAGTTGGGCTTGCTCACCAGGTGGCCTTCGCGGGCGTTGGTGGCCGTGGCGCTGCGGTCCACGCTGTCCGGCTGCGCGCCGAACAACTCCGGGGTCATGCCCGAGGCTTCGCGGAAGGCGTTTTCCGCCAGGGGAATCACCCGCCACAAGTCGGCGTGCATGGGCGGAAACTGGATGAAGTCCACGAGCTTTTTGAGCTCCGAGCCGACCGGGGCCGTGCCCGCCAGGTCGATGATGACGTTGTGCAGGCCCTTTTCCAGGGCGTCCTTGACGGCCGAATCGAGGGCCGCGTTGGTGACGATGATCGTCCGCGAACCGTCGCGGCAGGACTGGAGAACGAAACTGTAGATGTGGTCCAGGAACTTCAGGAGCGGCTTGGAGGATTCCAGCGGCGGCCGCGCCCAGGGGCTTTCCGTGTCGGGGAGGAAGTCCAGCCGCGCGCAGGGCCAGGGGTTCTGGCGGTTCTCGTAGGTTTTGATGGGCCACTCCAGGCTGGACAGGAACTCCGCGCTCCGCGCTTCCCCTTCGCTTTTCAGCACCAGCTTGTCGGGGTCGATGTTCAGGGGGAAGTCCACGCCGTCCATGATGGCCAGGTAGCAGTGGTCCCCGGCCCCGTCCAGAACTTCCATCACCTCGTCCCACTCCTGCGGCGCGCCCAGGAGTTTGTGGCCGGGGCCGATCCGCGACCAGACCTCGTAGTAGCAGGCCATGTCGCTTTGCGTCGTGTCGCCCACCGGCCGGTTGCCGCCCCACTTGGCTTTCATGGCCGCTTGCTGCGCGCCGCTGGACCACATGCCGCGGAGCTTCTGCCGGTCCAACTCGAAGATGTCGGCGATGCGGTACACGGGCGCCCAGCGTTCGTGGATGATGAACCCCGCTTCGCGCCACGTCTTGCTGTCGCTGTCAATGAGAAGGCGGTCCACGCTGTCGTAGAACGATCCGGGGAGTTTGCCGAAGGGCGACTCCCAGAGTTGCCCCCAGAGCATCCCGCGGCCTTTGACCAGGGCCTCTTGCACGGCCAGCAGCCCCTCGTTGTAGAGGCCGTACTGCCGCGGCAGCCATTCCAGGAACCACTGCATGAGCGGCACCAGCACGCGGTCCCGCTGCTGCGCGCGGTTCTGCCACTCCTGTAATTGTGGCAGGGCCTCCAGGAGCGTGTTGCTGACCAGCGGCGCGTCGGGGTCCACCAGCCGGTCGGGGTCTTTGTGGTACACGTAGGGCAGCATGGCCGCCAGGAAGTCGGCCGCCAGGTTCCGCCGCGCCAGGAAACCGCCCTCCACGGCCTGCTCGTTCTCGGCTTGCACGTGCGCGAAGGGGTTGTCCTCCGCCGCGCTGCCGTCCAACTCCACGACCTGGAAGCCGCGCCCCATGTAGGCGGCGATTTCCCGCGCGGACTTGTTGAAGTCCCGCTCCTTGGCCTCGCGGCAGATTTTCACCTGGCCGCGCCACAGGTCGGCAAGTTGTGCCAGCAGTTTCCGGGCTTGCGTGGGCAGTTCCATCGTCGCGCCTATTCGGGTTTCTTTTCCGCGCCCTTAGCGGGCGGCTTGCGGGACTCGTGCGGCCGGTCGCCGTTCAGTTCCCGCAGGATCTTGTGGATTTCCCGCAAGCGGACCTCCGTGTCCGCCAGGCGAAACACGCCCCGCGTGGCCTGCCGCGCTGCGTCGGGGGCATCGCGGAGCCGCGGGTCGTTCTCGTAGAGGCAGTTGTATTTCCACTCCAGGCCCGTGGGCGTGAAGACCATCAGCGTGGCCGACTGCGCGAAGGCTTCCAGGACAATGCCCGGAAACTGCCGCTGGCTGGTGAGGTCCGGCCGCCACATGATCTCCGTCTGCGGGCAGATGTTTTCCGGGTAATTCGGGTTGTCTCTCACAAAGTTCTCCTTGCGGTTGGTGGTGTTGCGGTTGCTGCTACGGTTGATTAGTCACTTCACTCTGCTTCGCTGTTGACCAGGGCCATTAACTCTTTGACCTCGATCAACTCACGTTCCAATGCACGTTCTGGACCACAGCGTTTAACCCGTCGGCGAACGGCCGCCATGAACGCAAGTCGCTGTCTTTGTTTGGGTTGGAATCCATGTTTGTTCTCTGGGTTCGTTGGTCTAAATGTGGTAGGCGCTGGCCAGTTCCCGCTCCTGCTGCCGGCGGCGGGCGCGCTCGCGGAGCTTCAGCACGTACTCCACGACAGGTGAATGCTTGTGCTCTTCCAGGGGCACGGGGGCGCTGTAGCGGGGCCGATCGGCGGCGGCATACTCCACGCAGTCCAGCCAGTCGTGCGGCACCTTGTCGTTTTTGAGCCGCTTGTCCACGCGCTTCTCGTCGGTGCGGGCGCGGCGAATCTGCTTCTCCATCTCCGGGAAGCGGCCGGCGAAGATTTGCATTTGCGGCAAGACGCCGCGCTCTTCGTCGTGGTGCATGGCGCTCTTCAGGGCCACCTCGCGGTCATCGACCTTGTTGCAACTGGGGAAGAAGCCGTTCAGCGGCCCGCGCACGCGGACCTGCACGCCCGCGCGTTCCAGGGCGTTCCAATACTGCTGGGCCACGTTCAGGTTGCTGTCCCCCGGTGGCCGCTCGCTGCCCATTTGCTGGTCGAAGACTCCCCGCTCGAACTTCCGCCCGCGGCGCTCTTGCAGTTCCTTGAGGGCCTCGGCCCACTGCTCCGCGCCGCCGGGGATGTCGAAGCCGTCGCACACGTGCCAGTGCTTCTCGCCGGGGGGCACGGCCACAATGATCGTGCAGTTGTGCCGCCGGCCGGGGTCGGCGTAGAAGATCAGCGTCCAGTCCGGGGGAATGTCGAAGGGCTGGCAGCAATGCACGGCCGGGTCGAACTCCGGGTAGCACATCCGCCAGGCGTCGGGGCGGATGCCCCGGACGCGCATCAAGACCTGCTCGTCGCTCAGACCGTCCTCAAACAGCGCCTTGCCCTTATCAGAGAGGTAGGGGTTCAGTTCGATGGGCATCTCGAACTTCCGCACCAGTTCCGAGTGCGGGTCGGCCTCGGCCTTGTCGCACAGCATGGCGAACTCGGGGTTCATCACCTGCGCGGTTGCCGGCCACAGGCCGTGCGGACGGCGGGCGTCGTCCTCTTTGGCGAACTGCATCAGCCCGCGGTGCCCCTCGTTGTAGAACTCCGCGCTGGTCATTTCCTCGTTGAACAACACAAGCTGGTAGTGCGTCCCCTGGTCGGGCCTGCCCATTGCCGAGAACCACAGGAGCCGCTTGCGGTTGACAAGGTTGATGACGCGGGGAATGTCCTTGCCCTTGTCCTCCCAGCCGATGCTGCCGGCAATCCAGCGGCGGGGGATGAGCGGCGGGGAGTCGCGCCACTTCTCCCTGTAGGCCAGGTCGTATGCCTGCAGCTTTGTGGGATCGTTGCGGTCGTAGCGCACGGCCCGCCACTTCTTCGTGCGTTCGTCGGGGATGACCTGGAACAAGCCCTGCTCAAACAGCCCCAGGTAGATTTCCGCCAGGGCGTCCAGTCGCAGGCCCACAAACATGGCCGTGCCCTTGCCGGTGGGATACTGGCCGAAGGGGTGCGAGTCGGTCAAGGCCCAGCCCGCTTCATTGATGGCGGTGAAGGTCTTGGCGCCCTTGTTCGGGCCGGTGATGACCTTCCACACGGCGTTGCACTTGTGGACCTCCCAGGAGTGCGGCAGGGGCTCCACCAGCGCCAGGCCCTCGAACTCCCGTGCCAGTTGGCGGATGGCGCGGCGGCGCTTCTCGTCCTGCTTCAGGTCGTCGCTGGCGCGCGGCCGGGGCGGGGCGGGATGGGCCGCTTGCAAACGGGCGGCGAACTTATTGAAGGCCGTGCGCGTCACCGTACATCTCCTGCATCTTGGCGGCAATCAGATCTTCATCGAGTTCCAGGTCCGTCTCGTAGTCCTGATCGAGCGTGCGGTCCATCTCCGACAAGAGGCCCACCAGGAGCCGCGCCTGCTCGCGGCGCCCGTAGGGGTTCTCCGCGATGGCTTCGTTGGCCTTGACCAGGTGCTCGGCAATCAGCTCCCCAAAGCGATCGCTGCCGCCCACGTTGTGCAGGAACTCCTGCAAGGCGCAGCAGACATTGGCCGAAAGCGCGTCCTTGCCGCCGCGGCCAGACTCGTCGGCGGCCTCGAACTGGCCGATGAGCTTCAAGAGTTGCAGCGTCAGGCCCGTCCAGTCGCGGGTGTTGTCGCTGAGCTTTTCCCAGACCCGCGCCAGGTACTCGCCAAAGCGCTGCGGGCCGCCCAGCCGGCTGAGGACCGACTGCAAGGCCCGCCGGCTGTTGCCGCCGTAGGGATGCACCGCCAGGTTGCGGATGGCCTCCAGGGGGCGGTCGTCGTCGCTCTCAGTCAAAGCCGCTTTGGTCGCCACCGAACTCCTCCAACCGTCGCAAGTAGTTGTCCAGGGCGGGCAGCCCCTCGGGGAACTCGCCCGCGTAGCCTTCCGGCGTGCGCAGCAAGCGCTCCGCGTCCAGTTGCACGAGACGCTGTTTGCTCACCCACCGCCGCCCGCCGCACAACTTGCAGCCCGCGCGGCAATGGCAGATCAAACTCGGCTCACTGATCGCCAGGCGGAGTTGCGCCAAGGCCAGTTGTGGCACAATCCGCCCGGTGTCCAGGTCTTCCGCGCCCGGCAGTTTTTCCATCCGCTTGATGTCGTCCTGCACTCGTTGCAGTCGGCCCACCATGTTGCGGAAAACCCGCCGGGCGCGGAACTGGGGCGCAAGGTCCGGTGGGACCGGCGCCCCGCAGTCGTCAAAATTGCAGTAGTCCGCCAGCCGCGATTTCGTCTCGGCCGCCGCGATCTTTCGCCACTTGCGTCCTACCGCCATGCGTCACGCTCACCCGGACGGGTCGCCCTTGACAAACGCCTTGCCGACCCAAATCCGCGCCGACGAACTGGTCGTGGCGGCAATGTCCGCCGCCCCGATCACGAAGTAGCCGGCGGCCGTGGCAATCGCCAGCCCGTTGCCGTCGAAGGACACCGGGCCGCCCGCGCTAAGATTGGCGCTGGGGTTGACGGTGAGCAGCGCCGGGCCTTCCTCCACGACCCAGAACCAGTCGTAGCGGACCACGTCGAAGTCCAGGCCGTATTCCTCCGAGGGAATCGCGCCCGCGTCGCCGGCGTCGAAGTCGCCGCCCTCCTTCTCGATGGAGTAGCCGTGGTCGCCGGCGTCGGTGCCGAACTTGACGCCCGTGTACTTGGCCTCATCGTTGAGAGTCAGCGTGTCGGACGTGTTGTTTTGCACGGCCCGCACCTTCTTCATCCGTCCGGTCGTGGAGTCCTTGACCCACGCCGTCCAGTCCTTGAGGTCCTGGCGGTAGCTGGACGTGAGCGTTTCCTGAACGCTGTCCTCCGTGCCCATGCCGCCCGCCGCCGTCTGACCCAGCGGGAAGGGGAGAATCCTGTCGATCATCTTCCGTATCCTTTCAATCGTGCTTGTGGTTTGAGGTTCCTGCAGTCTCACGTTGAGCCGTACAGGGCAGTCTGCGGGTAGAGTTTGCCGAAGTAGGCCGGGCTTTCCCACACGGCCTGCAAGCTGACCATGATCTTTTTGAGGTCGTCGGAGGTCACGATGTCGTGGTCCTCTTCCGTGGCAATCAACTGCGGCAAGAGCGAGGTCAGGTAAACGTGGTCGAAGTTGATGGCGTAACCCACCGCGTCCTTATCGTTCGTCTCATCGCGCACGCCGTACTCGTACACCAGGTCCACGCCGTTGTAGTTGCGGACCTTGTGCCCCAGCTTCACGAGGTCGCTGTTGGGGTCGCCGATCGTGAGTTGCTGCTTGCCCACCAGCGAATCGCAGGCTTGCGCGTACATCTGCCGGTTCATCACGATCACGTCCGGCTCGGCGTCCTGGAGCGTGCCCAGGGTTGTGACCAGGGCGTTGACGGCGTACTGCCAGGTGTTCTCCCAACTGTTGTAGCCGGCAGCCGCCGTGCCGTGCGCCAACTGGTCGGTGTCGCGGTAGTCCACGATGGTGGGCGACAGCACGTTGTAGCTGTACGGCCCGGAGCCGTCGGGGTACGTCCCGGTCCAGCTTCCGCCGAAGGTCCCCAGGTCCGTGTCCTTGCCGCAGTACTCGTCGTGGGGTGCGCAGAGGAAGCTGC